CCAGTTTACTGCGGCACAATATTAAAAATATTAATTATTACTTTGGGAGGAATTAAATTGTACCTTTCGCAGCCAAACAAATTGAACTCATGAGCATTGAAAGCGAGCGACTCGACCGAATAGAGCAGCACATCAAAGAGATTAAAAAAGATAGCGAGATTCGCTCAGCCGATATAAAAGAGATAAAACAAGCCCTACTCGGGAACGACCTCAACGGATTTCGTGGCCTTGTTTGGAAAATATCAGACATCGACACGCGAGTGATTGATTTGGAGGAGAACGACGCCGAGCTTAAGGTGTACATCAAACAAGCCAAAGTCATCGCCGTAGCGTTTACCGCTGCGCTTGTGACATTATTATTTAAAGCATTCTCACGATGAAACTACTACTTAAAAGAATTCACAAAACTGAATTTTCAACTATTGGGGAATTGTATATAGATGGACTTTTTGAGTGCTATACCCTTGAGGATATTGAGCGCGATATAAAAATAAAATCAGAGACGGCCATCCCTAAAGGTAAATATAAAATAATGATAACGATGTCAAACCGTTTCAAAAGATATATGCCTTTGTTTTTAAATGTACCAAATTTTGAAGGTGTACGCATACACTCAGGAAATACAAACCACGATACTGAAGGTTGTATTTTAGTAGGTCAAACACGATCAAAAGATTTTATTGGACAATCTCGCAAAGCTTATGAAAAATTGTTTAAAAAATTACAAGCTGCAAAAGATATAAGTATCGAAATTGTCTAAATCATTAATCACATACAAGGGCGAAATCGCTCGCGAGTATATAGCAAAGTTCCCGAAGTCATCGACCTACGCTATTGCTCGACTATTGCATAAAGATTACCCGATTGATTTTAAAACTTTTGATAATGCGCGCGGTATTGTACGAACACATCGCAACGAACATACTAATAGACCACAAAAAAACGCAATCGGAGAACGAACGGAACAAGAAAAAAAAGACTTTATGAAAACAAGCTCATTTGAATTACCTGAAAGTGATTACGAGAAGCAAGGCACGGTCATCGTTCCAAACAAAAACATTTTATTTTTAACGGACATTCATTTCCCCTACCAAAACAACGACGCGCTTAGACTCGCTATCGACTACGGCAAGGCTGAGAATGTCGATTGCGTTTACTTAAATGGGGACACTATTGACATGTATATGTTATCGCGTTTTATAAAGGATCGTCGATTGCGCAATATGGCCGACGAGCTTGAGATGACACGCAACTTTTTAAAGAATTTGCAAGACCACTTCCAATGCCCGATTTATTTTAAGATAGGCAACCACGAGGATCGCTGGCAAAACTTCCTAAAATTACAGGCTCCCGAGTTGTTGGGCATTCCTGACTTTGAACTTGCTACGATTTTACGCTTTGGCGAGTTCGGAGTGCAAGAGGTAAAGAGTAAACAAATCGCAAAAGCGGGCAAATTGCCACTATTGCACGGTCACGAATTTTTCAGCGGGTTCGCGCCACCTGTTAATCCAGCGCGTGGGCTTTATATGAAAGCAAAAGAGTCTTGTATTATAGGTCACCACCATAGAACAAGCGAACACACCGAGGTTAATCTTAGCGGAGACGTAACTACTACCTGGAGTGTGGGTGCATTATGCGGATTATCTCCCGAATATATGCCCTACAACAATTGGAACAACGGATTTGCACACATTCGCGTTGAGAAGGGCGGCGATTATGAGGTCAATAACTTGCGAATTGTAGAAAATAAAATCCGATAAAATGAGATATTTATTCATATTGCTATTATTGGCGAGCTGCGGGGCGCGTAAAGTCAACAAAAGCACAACCGAGACCGAGACTAAAAGCGAGATTACTGTTGTTGATTCCACAAAAGTATATACAAATGAGATATCCGAAGGGGATATACACACCGATGAGTTTGAGATCACGCCAGTTGACACGCTCAAGCCGATTGTTATTATAGACAGTCAAGGCAAAAAGACCACAATTAAAAACGGCCGTATTAAGAAACGAACGCAAATAAGCCGATTTAAGGCGGTTAAATCTACAACCCTACACAATACTCGCAAAACTCAAAAAACTGCGACACAAACCACCAAAGTAAGCGAGAAACACACCGAGCGCACTCAATCGTTTTGGTGGTTGTGGTTGATCCTTATTATTGCGGCTATTCTCTACATTTACCGCCGCTTTTTTATCTCCCGTTTTATTTAGAATTTGTATAAATAAGCATTAAAAACAAACTTTTTTTAATTTTTTGTTGTTTAATTAATTTCTTGTTATATATTTGTACTCAGATAACAACAAATAAAAACACAAACACTATGAAAAATTTAAGAACTCAAGTAACGAATTATTTAATATTAAAAGGAAATAATATTAACGATGTAGATCAAATGATTGAATTGCATTTTGAAGAAGCAAAAAGATTTAACGATGTAAAAACCATTGCTAATTTTATTAGAAAAATTTATTAATATGAAAATAGGAGATATAGTAAACTATTTTGGAAAAGAAGCCGAAGTAGTTTTATTTAATAATTCACACGTTGTAATTAAATTTAAAGATGGTAGTAAATTATGTACAAAAATAACAGGACTTAATAGATAAGAATATGACACCAAAAGAAAAGGCAAGAGAATTAATTAATAAATATAAAAATTCAATAATATTATTTGATGATGATATAGATTCTAAAAAATGCGCAATAATTGCAATTAATGAAATGACAAAATATATACCTAATGTATATCACGATGATTTAATAAAAGAAAAATATTGGAAAAAAGTTAAAAACGAAATAAAAAAACTATGAAATACTTTTTATCACATCGCAAACCGCAGTACTTTTTTTGTTTAATCTTGGCCGCTTACTTTATCGGTCAACTAATCTTTAGATCATAATGGAAAACTTAGAAATCGAAATCAAAAAACACGAGCGCGCCTTGAAAATCCTTGAGGCTTACAAAGAAAGTGACCGACGCTACAACGACCACCTGAGAAGGTTTACCGAACACGAAAAAATGTTTGGTTGGGATATGAGTTGTTGGCACAAAAAACAAATGGCAGTTAACCTTAATATTGGCCTTAGATTGGCCCGAATGTATGAGAACTTATAGACTATATTACTACACCGAGCAATACGATGAGTGCTTTGATTATGACATCGACATCGAAGCCAGCAGCATCGCTGAGGCGATACTAATCTTCAACCAATCCTCAATAGTTTGCAAGCGCATTTGGCGCGTTGAGGAGTTACCATTTAGACACAAACGATGAGAAACGAACGAGGCGCAGGCCGTAAAACTAAATTCAAGGAAGGCACGCAAACAAAAATATTGCACAAGCTAATCCCAATAGACTCGGAAAACGAGGTAAAACAATCAATCGAAAATATAATACAAAAATGGAAAAGACAAAAGTAAACCTCAAAGAGGCTAAAAAGTTCGACAAATGGATGCGCAAGACCGTCAAATCGGTTTACTATTCCGACAACAAAAAAATGTGTAACGCTTATTTAAAAGTTAATTAAAATGGGAGCAACTGCAAAACTATTCTTAGAAAATTCCGAGGAACTTATCACGATGTACGAGCCATCGTTTACAAAAAAAGACGCAATCCTTACAGGCAAGCGAATGGTCGATAACGTACTTGAAGAGGGCAACGTTGACAAGCACATGTTTATGGCCAACATTTGCCGACTTAAAGAGGTCGTTAATTCAGCCGACGCGGAAATGCGTAAGCACTTGCCCGAGGAGAAAATGACTTGCTACGGCGTCGAGTTCACTCCAGTAAACGGCGGCGAGACAATCAACTACTCGGACGATCCGATTTATCAAAACCTTAAGGCAGACCTTAAAGAGCGCGAGGATCTGCTTAAATTGGCTTTAAAACAAACGCAAACAATTTTTGACGCTTATGGTAACGAGGTACCACAAGTATCGGTAACGCCTCGTAAATCAAGTATAACATTAAAATTTTAATTATGGAAGTAGGAACAAAAGTAAGATTGCGCGAGACAAGTATTTTCGTTGCACTGGATGACCGCCACAACCCAAAAGATAAAGAGGGGACAGTTGTCGAAATAGGTAACGAGTCAAAAGACAAACGCCGAACGCAAGAGCTGCCGATTGTAGTTGATTGGGGTGGATTTACAAATAGTTACCGTTATCTCGATTTAAATGAGTTATAGTAGAGCATTAGAGATAGCCGCCAAAATCAAAGACGTTACAACTGTTGACGTCTTTGAGAAGCGGCGGACGCTCCAAATAGTTGACGCTCGAGCGATGTTTTGCTACATTTTACGAGTTGATTTAAAGTACAAATCGGTTGAGATTAGAGAGATTATACGAGAATTTAGGCCCTACGATCATGCGACAGTCTTATACATGGTCAAGATATACGAGAGCGACGTGCGATATAGACGCCCCGACCTGGAGGAGTTACGCCTGCAACTAATCAACAAATACTCGCCCTACTTTGTAATGCTCACAAAGGCCAAAGCAATCGAAGACGAGGACTTAATGAATCAAATAATAAATTTTATAGAGAATTATGAAACCACAAAACAAAAAAGAGTTGATCTTTGTGACGCGAGCTGCAATTGAGGCCGCCACACTTTTACTAATTATAAGCGCAATAGGATGGCTAATTTCACACCTTTAACCAGGATAAAAAAAGTAATGCGATTTTACTATAATCGAGGGGTAAATTCCGAGAGAGTCAATAAAATTTATAAAAAAATTTTGTCAGACAAATATAAATCAGTAATTTAGCATAATCATAATAACCGATGCAAGGCTCGAGCATCCTAATTTCGTGCCACAAAACAAATAAATTATGAGTACTTCAAACAGACGCGCTGCATTCTCGCAGCCAACAACAAACCCAGCAACAAAATTTTTTGAGTGGAAATCAAACGAGAAGACGTTTGCTTACTACGACAAAGAGACAAAGACAAACGTGAGCGTTGAGCTTCCGTTTAAATTCTTAGTTCTCGACGAACTCCATACCGTGAAAGGTTGGAACGACGCAACCGAAAGCGGTATTTATTCCAACGAGGTTAAATATATCTCAAAGGATGAGTTAATCGTTAAGCCATTCAAAGGCAACGAGATTGCAAGAGGTCTATACAAAGACATTAAAGAGAAAGCAAAGGCCGCAGGCGGTCACTACGTTAAAAGTATTTATATTATGCTCGAAGGTGGCGAGATTGCAAACATTCAACTCAAAGGTGCAGCGTGTCAAACGTGGGGCGATTTTACCGCAAAGAGTAAAAGCCGATTAGTTGACGAGTGGGTAAGCGTGGTTGGATTTGACGAGGCTAAAAAAGGCAGCGTTAAATATACAACTCCAGTATTCGGATATCTTTGCTCACTTGATGGGGCCGATGCCGACCTTGCAGACGAAGCGTTTAACACTTTGGAGGCGTATTTAAAAACTTACCTTACAAAATCGGAGCCAGTTATAGCCGAAATTGAGGTTGAGGTTGAGGTTGATGACTTAGAGTTTTAATTTTGATTGGTTAAATAGTTGAGAAAGCGGTCTTCGGATCGCTTTTTTTATTTATACGAAAGTGCTTTAGGGCACATCAAAAGGGGCTACTCTATTATATAGAAATAATCACTTTATAAAATAAATTTTTTTTTTCAAAAATTGGGTTTCAATGTGCCCTAAAGCACTTTGATAGGTTAAAACGCTGAAAATCATATACTTTAGTACGGGGCACATTATTTTTTTTTGATTTTGTATTTTGTATTAAAATAAATACTATATTTGTTGCATATTGTATTGGTGGATACGATATATTTGAAGACATTTTTAATAATCCTTTCGGGAGTAGTTGCCACCACAACGAAACCGAAGGGATTTATTTTTTAATTTATGAATGTAACTATTTACAAAAAAGCTACTGACGTCTCCAATGGTTTTACCAAAGACGTTTTCTTTTGCCTTGAAAGGATAAAACAAGGCAAGAGTAAAGAAATGGTTGAGCAACTTCGGTTGATGCCAAAAGAGGAATACGACAAAAGCAAATCCAAACTTCCTGGAGTATGTTTTAACGGTGTTTTTGAATATCGTTCGCTGACAGGAATTAAAGAGCATTCGGGATTGATTATTTTGGATTTTGACAAATTCAATTCCAATCATGATGCTATCAATTTTCGAGACTCGATTTCTGATGACGAGTTTATTTTTTCAACTTGGATTTCCCCGAGTGGTAAAGGAGTAAAAGCGTTGGTTAAAATACCAGCATCAATTGAGAATCACAAAGAGTATTTTAAGGCCCTCAAAAATTACTTTAATCACTCCAATTGGGATGACTCAGGTAGTGATGTGAGCCGATTTTGCTTCGAGTCATACGATCCGGATTTGTATTTAAATAAAGAGTCAAAACTTTGGGATACAATTGAAGCACCCGATTTGGTTGATGTCGGAAGTTATGAGGTTTCAATAGCAGTTAAGTCGGACAATATCATTATTAATAACCTGCTAAAATGGTTTGATAAAAAATTCCCTTTATCAAATGGGAATAGAAATAATAACGTTTATAAATTAGCCGCTGCTTTTAATGATTTTGGAATTAATAGGTCAGTTGCAGAACAAACCTTGTTCCAATTTGAAAGCCAAGATTTTGACCGCAAAGAGATTGCCACCATTTTAAATTCAGCCTATAAAAAATCAGCTAATTTTGGAACTAAATTTTTTGAAGATTTAACCGTAAAAGAGAAAATTGAGAAACAAATACGAAGCGGTAAAAATCGCAAAGAGGTAATTGAGTCCAATTCTGAATTTGATAAAAAAGACGTTGAAAAATGCATCGATGAAATAAAGGAAGAAATAAGCGTCTCTGACTTTTGGGAATACAATGACAAGGGGCGCATATCTTTAAAGCCGCATAAGTTTAAATTTTGGCTACAACAAAACAATTTTTATAAATACTTCCCAACTAATACTAGCACTTTTACATTCATAAAAATTGAGCAAAATTTGGTTGAGGAGACAAGTGAGAAACGAATTAAGGATTTTGTATTAAACAATTTACTCTCCAGGGACGATATAGGCTTTACTCCTTACGATTTTATGGCATCGTCAAATAAATACTTTCAAAGTGATTTCCTTGCTTTGCTTGAATCAACGGAAGTAAATATAAAAGAGGACACCCAAGAGGAGTGCTTTTTATACTTCAACAACTGCGTTGTGCGAGTGACTGACACCGATATATCAAAAATCGATTATATTGACTTAGATGGCTTTGTTTGGAAGCGTCAAATCATAAACCGAGAGTATATTGAAAGCGACCACCATAGCTCAACCTTTAGAAAATTCCTTTGGCTAATTGCTGGGCAAGATGCTGAAAAATATAATTCATTCAAATCGGTAATCGGTTACCTGCTGCATTCTTTTAAAACATCAGCAAACAATAAAGCGATTATTTTTAACGATGAGACAATCTCAGAAAATCCAAATGGAGGAAGCGGCAAGGGTTTATTTTGGAACGCGCTGGCTCAAATGAAAAAAGTAAGCTCAATTGATGGCAAAACTTTTGAATTTACAAAGTCATTTCCTTACCAAACCGTATCAACCGACACGCAAATACTTGTATTTGATGACGTAAAAAAGAACTTTAATTTTGAGAGCTTATTTTCTTTGATAACCGAAGGGATTACACTTGAGTATAAAGGTCAAGACGCTATAAAATTACCTGTAACAAAGAGCCCTAAAATACTTATTACAACCAATTACACCGTTGGAGGTGTTGGAGGATCGTTTGAGCGTCGAAAGTTTGAAGTTGAGATGAGCGACTACTTTAGTTTTAAACACACTCCAGTAGATGAGTTTGGGCATTTATTGTTTGACGATTGGGATGCTGAGGAGTGGTTGAAGTTTGACAATTTTATGATTACTTGCGTTCAATTTTACTTGCAAAATGGATTGACTAAGCACGACTTTAAAAACTTAGAAGTTCGCAAGTTTATCAAAAACACTTGCTTTGAGTTTTACGAATGGAGCAAACCTGATCAAGATGGCAAAAATGAAAATATCGAGTTCAACGTTCGTTGCAATAAGCAAAGTTACTACGATAATTTTGTAAATGAATATCCTGATTTTAGAACTTACAAGCTATCTCAAAAACGTTTCTCACAATGGATTGAGCACTATTGCAAATTTTATGATTATAAATACTTAACAGGCAAATCCAATGGAGACCGTTGGTTTGAAATTGTAAACGAAAATTCTAAAACTCAAGACGATGAAATATACTTTTAAAGCAAAAGAGCAAGTTTATAACGGTGTAAAATTTAGAAGTACACTTGAGGCAAGATGGGCAATTTTTTTTGATGCCTGCGGATTAAACTGGGTTTATGAGCCCGAATGTTTTGAGTTAGATGCAGGAAATTATACTCCCGATTTTTATTTAAAAAAATATGATTTTTTTGTTGAAATCAAACCCAATTTAGATTGGTTAAACGATGAGTATAATGTAAAAAGATATAATCAATGTCCAAAACAATTACTTGTTTTATCAGTTCCGTTTCCATCAATTAGCGAAGTAAGCGCGTGTTATGGATTATATGGAGATGACTATCAACCTGTAAATTTTTGTCCTAATAGTAAATATGAGCCGTTTTATATATCGGGTTATGATATTGGTTGCGATGAGGAGTATTGGAATGAGGACTATAAAAACGAACTCAATGCAGTTAAACAATACCGATTTTTCTAATGGAACTAAGACCATACCAAACAAAAATCTCAGCCGAGGCAGTTGAGATTTTACGAAATAAACACATCGTCTATTTGGCAATGGAGGTGCGAACTGGCAAAAGTTTGACCGCACTCAATACGGCGCAACTTTATGGGGCTAAAAATGTTTTGTTTCTGACTAAAAAGAAAGCCATTTCATCAATCCAATGGGACTACGACAACTTCGGGTTTACATTTGATTTAACAATCATAAACGATGAGAGTTTACATTTAGTCAAGGGCGAGTTTGATTTAATCATACACGATGAACACCATCGCTTCGGTGCATTCCCTAAGCCTAACGCAACGGCTAAGGAGTTTAAAAAGCGTTTCAGTAAACTGCCTATGATATTCCTAAGCGGAACGCCAACACCCGAGAGTTATTCGCAGTGGTACCATCAATTTTGGGTAAGTGATTATTCGCCCTATAAAAACTACACAAATTTTTATAAGTGGGCCGCTGAGTACGTCGACATAAAAGAAAAACGCTTAGGCTATGCGGTTGTCAAGGACTACTCAAACGCAAAAGAGAATCAAGTCAGACGATCCACACGGCCGTATATTATAACGTTCACACAAAAGGAGGCAGGCTTTACGACCAGCGTCAACGAAATGGTGCTGGAGTGCGAGATGCAACCAATTACTTACGAGGTCATTCGACGCCTTAAAAAAGACTTAATCGTTCACAACGGACAAGGGCAGGTCATATTAGGGGATACAGGCGTTAAGTTGATGCAAAAAATGCACCAACTGTCAAGTGGCACTTGTAAATTTGAGGACGGCACCAGCAAAGTGATTGACGACTCAAAGGCCAGGTTTATAAAGGATAAGTTTCAAGGTGAGAAAATCGCAATCTTTTACAAATTCAAGGCCGAATGGGATGCGCTCCTTCAAGTATTTGGAGCCGATTACTTGACAAACTCAGTCGAGGAGTTTGACGCAACCGATAAAAATATCGCGCTTCAGATACTTTCCGGCAGGGAAGGCGTCAGTTTAAAAAATGCAAAGTATCTCGTTTACTATAATATCGATTTTAGCGCAACGAGTTACTGGCAAAGCCGTGATCGCATGACCACAATGTCGCGACAAGAGAACGAGGTGTTTTGGATATTCTCAAAAGGAGGCATTGAATACGATGTTTATAAGACCGTGCAACAAAAAAAAGATTATACACTAAAAATATTTAAAGAAAATGACAATAACTAACGAAGACAATATGGCCTTGATGGCTCGATACCCTGACAATTATTTTGATTTGGCAATAGTTGATCCGCCTTATGGGATAAATATAAATGAAAGTATTGGAAGGAGAAAAGGCATGAAACATAGCGGTCATAAAAAAACACTTTGGGATAACGATATACCTAATTCAAAATACTTTGATGAGCTTTTTAGGGTTTCTAAAAATCAAATTATTTGGGGCGGAAATTATTTTTTAATGCCACCAACTAAATGTTTTATTATTTGGGATAAGTGTTATTCCGAGGATGTTTCTTTTAGTCGATACGAATATGCTTGGTGTTCTTTTAATAAAACAAGCAAAGGTTTTGTTTATAATGGACAAGCTAATAAAGATAAAATACACCCAACACAAAAACCTTTTGAATTATACAAATGGATTTTAGATAAATACGCAAAGCAAGGCGACAAAATACTTGACACGCATTTAGGGAGTGGATCAATAGCGATAGCCTGCCACGATTATGGCTTTGACCTAACCGCTTGCGAATTAGACAAGGAGTATTTTGACAAAGCGATGCAGCGCATAAATAATCACGTCGCTCAGCAAAAATTATTTTGATTATTAAAATAAATTTGTATATTTGACCACCGCCAAGAGAAAACACACAACTAACAACACCCTTCTTTTGCACTTGGCGGTCAATTGAGGGGTGTTTGTTTTTAAGCCAATAGCATTGGCTTATATAACTTTTTAAAAAAATGAAATACATACTAATTTTTGTACTATACGAAATGCTTAGGCCGTATTTAATTCGATTGTTCCACTACATAATATCACGACTTTGACCGAGCAGCAGATTCAAACTAAGATTAAACGTAAACTAATTGAGCGGGGGTGGTACGTCACCAAACTTATTAAGACATCAACCAACGGCATTCCCGACCTACTGGCAATCAAATACGGCAAAGCGATGTTTATAGAAGTTAAACGCGAAGGCGGGAAGCTATCGCCCATTCAAGAGCTGCGCATCGAGGAACTAAAAGCCGCAGGAGCGATTGTAAAAATATGGACTGACTTTGATAATGATTTTAATTAAAACTGCATTGATTATATGACACCACAAGAAAAGGCTGAAAAATTAGTTAGTGATTTTTACGGTATAAATTGTAAATTAATAAAAGTAAAAAATGGTTATGATATGGGAGATAGATATAATTTAGTTATGCCTATATCAAAAAGTTGCGCTTTGATTGCAGTTGAATTTTCTAGAGAATTTATTACTGGAGATTTGAGCGAATCATTTGATAAGACAATGTTTTTACTTGAAGTTAAACAGGAAATAGAAAAACTATGACACCAAAACACTACGACAACCAGCAGCAATACGATGT